CTCATCGTCTTCATAATAAGCAGCATCTACATCTGCCTCATCATCATTCCAGTTCCAATCATAATCGTTGGAATAATCTTCATCCTCATCCGTATAATCATCCTCAGCAAAATTGGCAGAATAGAGAGGCTTTAGAAGTTCGCCTTGATATTCACCAACCACAAGATATTCGCATGTGCGAAGTTTCTCACAATTACAATCAGTTGGTACACTCACAACATCCTTGGGATTAATCTTAACAATAACAATCTTATCGCCAGCCTCAAGACTACCATAACTAGCAACATAATTTAATGCACCAGCGTGAAGTCCATCAGAACAACCACGACTACGATTATCATCAACCTTTGCTCTGGTCATCTTGCAAACATTACCAACACTGTTATCAAATACTCCACGATACTTATCCTTAAAATCACTCCTGACTGCCTTATAAGCAAGGAAATAACCATCCTCAGTGATAGGCAGATGTTCATGCTCAAGGAAATCATAAAGTTCTTTTTGACTCTGCATACTAGGATTCTCCATAAGATTATGAAGAAAGTTAACAAGAGGATAGAACGGTAGACCTTTGCTCATAAACTCAAGAATACGCTTACTGATACTACCATGAACTTCCTCACTCTCATACAAAACCTTACCATTCTTGATCTCCACAAGACCATCACTAAAAGTAGAGACAGCCTTTTCAATATCCACAATCTCCAAGAGTTCATCTGCTGTTGCTGTTGGCAACGCTTCCAGAATCATCTTGTAATTAATATGATCCGGCAAAACCTGATAGGTTCTATTATTAAGAACCAGTGTCAGATTACCATCAACCCACATAAACGGAACGCTCATTGTTTAATCTCCTGTGAAAAATTAAATTACTTAATCAAACTACTCAATTGCTTCTTGAATGACTCCACATCATTCAACTGATTATACCAATCACCACTCTTGCCACCATAATAACCATGACGATCATCAATCTGCAAAAGAGGATTAGTATCCTTCTTTAGTTCTCTCAGATTGCCTGTTACTTGGGTGCTACCAACAATATACTTCAACATCGGGTTGCTGTCAACTGCTTCTTTAAGAGTTTTTCTAAGATTCTCAATTGAAGGTAGACTAACACTACCAGTAGTCTCTGTTTTAATATGTTTGGTATACTTATTGTCAACACCATACAAATTGGTCAACATTTGAACTAAACCATTATACATCACATTAGTCTCTCTGACCAACTGACTATTAACACCATTGATGCCAATATCATTTAGCAGTTTACTCATGTGACCAAAATAATCATTAGCCTTAAATCGTTCAATATCAAAAGTTGATCTATGCACAGTATCACTAAAGAACTCCATAATCATGCAGTGGTCAATAGCCTTAATTAGTGTAGCATTATTAATCTGACTACCATAATCAAGACCAAAGATATTTAGAATATGGAAAAGAATCTGACGATCCACAAAACCATGATTATAGTACCTATACTGATCACGCTTCTCGTCTTTAGAATATTCTTTACGACAATATTCAACAAGACCATTAAATTGTGATACAGTATCGAATTTCTTGATCTTAATTTTCTTTAGACGATCCACCATGAAATCATTAAACGGTACAAGATTATAGCCTTCATTGGTCAATTTTTCCACAAAATTATGCTTAATTGCATAAATATTTGTATTAGCAATAAGTTGCTTTGCATTATCAGTAGTAAAATTTTGAAAGATTGCACTCACTTCTGGAATATCTTGATTCTGTACGGTCTTATATCTAAGAATTGGCACATAAACAATAGAATCTTCCTCAAGCATATCATCAAGACGAGATTCACTCATCTCTCTCATGTGTGAGGCATCATTATAGCCTATACTAAGAGATGTAGTATCCTTATGATTTCCAATGATTAGGAAAGCATCCTGACTACTAACACTACCCTGACTACTTCTAGTGCTATTCTTGCGTGGATTATTGTTCTTGATCAAATCCTTATAGTCAGAAACCATGAGGATATTTTCTGATCCAACATCATTAATCAGATCATCAAAACCCTCATCGCTTTTTGTATAGTTCTTAGTATCAATCATCAGATAAGCAAAGCAATCGTTCTGGTTACAATAACGAGTAACAATCTTCTTTGCTGTTTCTTCTGTCTTAATATCGCACTGGAAGAAAGCCATCTTGCCATTCTTCTTCTGACTATTCCAGTAAGAATATCCCTTACCAGTTAAGGTTTCATGATGAATCTTATCTGTTTGATAAACCAAACGACGAGAACGATAACCAGTGCTTCTGTAGTTAAAAACATACAGACTCTTTCCGGCCTTGATCTTATATTCCAAGTCCTCACCACTATTGATATTGTGGGTCTTATTGTTAGAGTCTGTCCATGTTGCACCCACTCCCCAACCACCAGCAAGATCATTCATTATATAATATGTGGCAATTGCTTCTACCTTAGTTTTAGCAGCAGCGATCTTCTTGCTGAACATTTCCTTCATTTCGAGGAAAATATCCTGGGTCTTATCACGCAGAGTTTTAACTACTGCTTTCGTATACTGCAATCCTTCACGACTAACATCCATCTCCAAATCACCAATACCAAAGTCAAGTTCAAGATAAAGACCCTGACCAATGATTTCTCCCACAAAAGCCTTCCATGAAGCAATATCTGCCTTATTGAAAGCACGATTCCACTTGGCAATATGATCTGGAGTTTCCTGCTTATCTTCACCAATAAGATGAGAGGTAACTACCGGATAAGCAATATTACCCATGATAGCAACAACACCACTATCAATACGATGATATTGTGTAGGAAACAGATTGTTATTAACTCTGCAAACTCTCCAGCCATCACCGTCAATCACAATATTACGATTGCTATATTCCTTGGAGAAATCTGTACCAATTCCACCAGAAATAATAGGCTTATTCTTAAAGTAGTGGAAAATACGAATAGCCTTCTGACTAAACTCATGAAAATCGTGTTGCTTAACAGCAAAACTAATTTCCAGACCATTAGGCTCATCAGTATCAATAGTATGGAGCAAATTAAGAGTTGGCACACCACTATCATCCATAGCAGCAATATAAGTATACTGCTTACCATTATAATAAGAGGTTGTGGTAAAACTCTTGGTATAAGCAAACGGACTCTTACTCCCTAGACCAAGACAGCCCACAAAATCATTACTATCATTCTTATTGCTTGCACCATAAGTGGTATAAAGATTCTCCATATCGGTCTGACTAAGACCAGTACCAAAATCTCTTACACTAAAATTAGGATCACCAGCACTAGGCAACTTAACCCTAAAAGGATTAGGATTACCAGATGCAATATGACTATCATTAGCGTTTGTGGACAGTTCACGAATAACTGCCATCACCTTATCGGAATACAGAGAATCCGAAAGGATTTTAAACATTTTACTGGTTTGTGCAATATTAAACTGTGATGCACTTCTAACACCAGCACTGTGAACCTCAATCGTCCTATCTGCCAACTTCATTTCCTGTTCTCCAAAAGTGTTTCAATCGTTCCTGTGATAACCCAAGTATACCATCGGCAAACCGACTTGTCAACCTTCACTTTATTTTTTCTTGCAACCCGTATGCTAATATAGCCACAATAAATTGGTAATAAGCCTAGATACCATACTGGAGTTGCTATTAAACAAAAATTTATACCAATAATAATATTAATTATACTTAATAGATATATAAGAATAGATGGAAAACCAATTTTTGCTAAAAAATATGTAATCGGGCCTATTAAGATTGTTATCAGAAAAATTATAGTAACTAATAGTGCTAAACTAGCCATTCAAATAATTTTCCCCATCATCATCTCCATCAATTTCATAACTGTCATACGGAGTCCACTCTGGATTATCATCTAGTTCTTCTTCTTCTTCTTCTGCCAGCATAATAGTAAAACTATTTAAAACTGCTAATATATCATTAATTTTTGATTCAACACTATCTATTTTAGCGGTTAGTGATTTGATAGATTTCTTAATGTCTGTAATTTCTTTATTAAAATCTTTATCCAATCCCTGGATATCTTTATTACTTTCACTAATCTTTTTAATTATATTATCAAAATCGCGTGACATTAGAAACTCCTTTTATATTCTTTTATATCCCCGTTTTCCAAAATCTTTTTATCTTCATATGGTGAGGCAATACGGCGATAAAATTCTTGCTTGATATTCTCTAATACACCAGTAATCATAGCAATCTTAGGATAACTAGTATCGCCCATAAGTCCACAAATAATGCGAGAAAAACAATAATTTATTCTACCTAAACAATCTTTTAAACTTTTATGTTCTATAAAATCGTTACGAATAGCCAGAATTAAATTATCAATAGTATCATCCAATTCTTCTCGTTCTTTTTCATTAATATATGGCATAATTAATCCTCACTACATCTACATTGATATTTATTGCAATAACAGCATTTTGGCCCAGGATTTGCGAATCCCCAAGCATTAGAATCACCATCAAAACTTTCTTTACCAGTATCAATACAAACAACTCTATTTCGTCCCCTTCTTCTTATTAATCCAATATTATACCAATGACAATCCCAAAATTTTAATTTAGTTTTTTCTTGAATTTGATTAACAAGATACTGAATCTGCTTCATACTAATAATTGTATTAGCATTGGGAACCGTAGCCAATTCTGTGATATATCCCCAATCGCTAGGGTCTGGTTGATAAACATCTATTTCTGGTTGAAATTCTAGTCTACAAATTTTCCCATAAACCTTTGGTGCAAGATCGAATTTGCTGAGTTTTTTTTGCACGCTATAGGCATATTCGGCCTTCTTCTTATTGCGGAATTCTTTAAATGCTAAGTTAGATTTTCCATAAATAGGATAAATTTGAGAATATCCACCTTCCTCAAACCAACTACCATAATCAATCTTAAAATCGGTGCAGATCATTTTCTTGTACCTTATTACCACTCAGATTTTCCACAATAAAAATAGCAGTTTTTAGATCATCACCCTCAAAGATTTTAATTGGGCCTCTTTGAATATCAAATCTAAATGTGGCATAAACAGCATAGTAAGGTTCACCCTCTGCTTCTTCATCCAGATTAAAGTATTCTTCTAGAGATTTTACTTCTTCTGGTATAAGACCGCCTTCATAATCAGGCAAATCCCTAATAGTAGATATATGATAATGAAGAATGTGAGAACGTGGATTGCCCTCATTAGAACACCACCCTCTAAAAAATCTATTAGGATAAGTTGACATTATTTTTCCTAAATTTAGAGTAGAAATCCTTAAACTCTGCCTTATTAGAATAGAGTGATACAACAATCTCATCATTAATATACGGATTATCAATAGTTCTTAGATCATATAATTGACCATGACTATTAATCCTACCCCATGCTACTGCTTGTAAATTATTATAATAATGCAATTCTTCTCTTAATTTTTTAAGTTCATCCTTAGCATTTTGTACACTAAACAATTTAGGAACAATTCCTTGTTCAGAGCATCTGAGAATATAATCAAGTGGGTTAGAATGTTCATTCATAATTTTCTTTCTGATATTTTAGTGCCGGGGGCGGGATTCGAACCCGCAGCGTTTCTAATGTGGGGGATTTTAAGTCCCCTGTGTTTCGCCAATTTCACCACCCCGGCATAAAAGTAATCGACTACAACAATCAAAGTTTGAGGTTGATTATTCTTGTGTGCCTCAATCATTTAAACTGTTGTAGCCGACTACCATTGGTTTTAAATCAACCGTTTGTATGAGCCTTGAGGCGACGTACAATGTCTGCCATAGCCTCATCACGATCCACATTCTTTGTGGGCTTTTGAC